GTATTCCTCCAAATAGAGTTAGAGCAAGTGGTGAAAATATAACAGCAGCAAACTTCTTGGGATTTGATTGTTCAAGTGGTGCAAGTGCTGGCACAACAGCTTTCAAAAAAGCTATAAATACTGTTGCTAACGCAGATGAAATTGATATGAATATGATGATACTTCCTGGTGTTATGCAAAATTATCATTCTTATATTATTGATCACGCAGTTAATTTATGTGAAGAAAGACAAGATACATTCTTTGTAATGGATGCCGCTGGTCTAAATGATAGTGCAGCGTCTACACTTGCAGCAGTTGCAGGTCTTGATACGAATTATGCAGCAACTTATTTCCCTTGGGTAAAAATAAGTGATTCACAAAGAAATAAAAACGTATGGGTTCCACCTTCAGTTGTTTTAGCTGGTGTAATCGCATTCAATGATAGAGTAGCAGCTTCTTGGTATGCTCCCGCTGGTTTGAATAGAGGTGGATTGACTGATGTAATCGATGTCAAGAAACGTCTAACACATTCAGATAGAGATAGTTTATACGAAGGAAGAGTAAATCCGATTGCAATATTCCCTGGTCAAGGACCAAGCGTTTGGGGTCAAAAGACTCTACAACAAAAAGCTTCAGCACTTGACAGAGTAAATGTAAGAAGATTATTAATTGAATTGAAGAAGTTCTTTGCTTCAACTGCTAAGTACATTGTATTTGAACCAAATACAAACCAAACCAGACAACAATTCTTGGCAATTGTAAATCCTTATATGGACACAGTTCAAAGAAGATCTGGTGTTTATGCGTACAAAGTTGTAATGGATGAAACAAACAATACTCCTGATGTTATCGATAGAAACACATTAGTTGGTGCTGTTTATATTCAACCTACAAGAGCAGCTGAGTTTATTGAACTAACATTCAATATCTTACCTACTGGTGCTACATTTTCATAATAGAAAATAAGCAATAAAACTATAGCTCCTATATTTATTATTAGTATAGGAGCTTTTTATTTTAAAAGGAATTGAATGAAAAAACTTAGAGAAACTTGGTATAGCACACCTTATGACCCAGATGCTGAAAAACCGGTATTGACAACCAATATGGTTAGATTATTAGGTAAAAAATTACAGGTCAATTGGAATGATATCAAGTTTGATAATTTTTATTATGGCATAAAAACAGAGAAAAGTAAAGATGTAGGTGATAAACCTTTATTACAAGGTGATTGGTTAAAATATGCAACTATAGCTTTTAAGAATTTAGAGGATAATACTCACTTTTATGATAAAATAGAAGAGAATGTAATAAAAAGTCCTAAAATAAAACTGATTGATTTAATAAGGAATGTTAAGAAAATATAAATATTTTAAGTTTTACTATATTTATATAAAAATAATCTTTTAATAGGAGAAATAGAATGGCAACACTTTTAGAGCCAAATGAAATGATATTTCAAGAATTTGAACCTAAATTACAATTTAGATATATTGTCAATATTGGTGGCATTCCATCGTATTTAGCAAAAAGTGCTAAAAGACCGTCAATTGATTTTTCACCGGTGACGATTGACTACATCAACACTAAAAGAAAACTTTTAGGTAAGGGTGAATGGCAAGATATTGATTTAACTTTATATGACCCAATTAATCCGAGTGGTGCGCAAGCAGTTATCGAGTGGGTTAGAAAAGGATATGAGTCAGCAACAGGTAGAGCAGGATATGCAAGCTTTTACAAACAAGAAGTCACTTTGAATATGCTTGGACCCGTTGGTGATATCGTTGAAGAATGGTCGCTAAAGGGAGCATTCATTTCTAAAGCTGATTGGGGAGCATTAGACTGGACAAACATGGACTCACCAGCAGAAATAGCAATTACACTTACTTATGATTATGCAGTATTGAACTTCTAATTTAATGGGGTCTTTATGACCCCTTAATTACTATGAACATACTATTAAAAGACATATTAAAAGAAGAAGATACAGGTATAACATTACCAAGATTTGTCACGGTTATTCTGCAATTTATATGTATCTGATACATCATCAAATACAGAAGAGAGATTATTAAATTGGGGTAAAAGTACCAATGAAGCACAAAATTTAAATAAGGTTTTTTAAACTACAACAAGAAGAGGTCACTAAATGAACGAACAACAACCAAAAACAGAAAAGTTTCCGGTAGAAACAATAGATTTGCCAAGTGAAGGTTTTTTCTATGATCAGGAAAACCCTCTGTCATCAGGTAAAATCAGACTAAGACAACCTACTGCTAAACACGAAGACATTTTAACATCAAAAAATTTAATAACTAAAGGAATAGTTATAGATGAATTTTTAAAAGCAATTATAGTTGATCCTATTAATTATGATACACTTTTACTTGGTGATAAAAATGGATTAATGATAGCAGGAAGAATATTATTATATGGTAGCGAATATAAGACACAAGTTAAATGTCCATCTTGTGCTACTACAAGTAATCATACATATAATCTTTCACAGTTAGAAACTAAGGAATTAGATTTTTCTAAATGTACAACGGGTGTTAATGAATTTGATTTTATATTACCTGTTAGCAAAGTCCCAATCAAAGTTAAATTACTAACAAATAGAGATGAGATAGATATTACATCTTATCTTAAGATGAGTAAGAAACAGAATCTAAGCAGTGTTGAAAATGAAATTAGCACTCGATTAGGTTATGTAATAACTAATTGGAATGGCGAAACAAATAGACAAAAGATTTTAAGACTAGTAGCTGATGAGCTATTAGGAAGAGACTCTTATGCATTAAGAGATTTCTTACTCGATATTAATCCAGGGGTCAATACTGATGTTTCATTTTCGTGTGGAGAGTGTGGGCATGAAGCCACCATATCTTTGCCAATGGACGTCAACTTTTTTTGGCCTACCAGAAGACTTCAAGAGTAGGCTTTATAAGGAAGTTTTCGACTTGGCTTACCACTCAAGTGGAGCATTTAGCCATGATGAAATATATGATATGCCATCTTCGAATAGAAGATATTTCCTAAACTTATTGCTCAAACAAAAAGAAGAAGAAAAAGGTGCATCTAAGCAAAGAACTAATAAAATACCCGGTTTGCCCACTCCTAAATCGGTAAAAAGAAAGCCGTAATCTTACGGCTTTTTTGTTTTTCTATATTTATATTATATGAAAATGTCTAAACAGGAGCTTCCTAATGAAAAAAACAACACTTGTAAGTTTATTAAAAACAAATAAAAAAGAAATAAAGAAACCTATAAATGAAGGAATGCTTACTAATGTGATTGCAGGCGTTTTGAAACTCATTTATGCAGGTAAAACAAAACAATTAGTTAAAAATCTTGATCCTATAAATAAAGATTTAGCAAAAACTGTATTAATTATGAAAAAATCTATTGAAGATTTTGATAAGTTTCTTGATGATCCAGAAACACAAGAGGTTTTTCGTGAATTAGGTATTACTGATTTTCCAAGACCTACGTCTTTTTTCAAACAAAACAATAAAAAATAAGTAGATTATGATAAGCAAACTAAAGTCTGATGAAGATGCTTTAAATAGAATAACTGATCCTGAGTTTTTACATTCTCTAAAAGGTTTCGGTGCTGCAATAAAAGAAACTTTTGGAGATGCACTAAAAACAGTAAGTAAAGTTAGGGATGAATTAGGTACAGATATATTTGATCTTACTGAAATTGATGAATATATAGATAAATTAACTACACTGTCGGATCTTATGGTAGAATATGCTAAGACAGTAAAAAACTTAGATTTAAAACAATTTAATGTTTTAAAGATATTAATTGATAAATCAAAAACAAGTATAAAAAACTCTAAAGAGGAAATATCAGATATTCAAAAAGTATTTGAGGGAATAAAATCACCACTTTTTGAACAACTTGATAAAATGGATGAAAAATTAAAAGGTATCCCGTTATTTGGTCAAATGTTGGGTGATGCTTTTAATATTGATAAATTAAAAGAAGATTTAGGACCAAAATTAAAAGCTAATATTATAGAGAATATGAAAGATGGCGCTGTAAGTATGAGTTCGTTGATGAAAGCAAGTTTTGATACAATAAAATCTATGGCAGCTGGATTAGGAAAAGTATTAAAAACCGTAATGTTAAACCCTTGGTTATTAGGTATATTAGCAGTAGCATTATTGATAAAGAAATTTGTAGACTTAGAAAATGAAGCTCAAAACTTTAGAGAAGCAACGGGTCAATCATATAATTCATCATTACAACTAACAGAAGAAATTGAAAATACAGCATTAGCAGCACGGATGTTTGGTGTTGAAATGGAAGATGCCTTTGGCTCTGCTCAATCATTAATAGCTGTTATTGGTAGTTCAAAACTTATTACAGGAAAAATGGCAACAGATTTAGCTATTCTTTCTAAACTAACAGGTATAACTTCAGACAATGCCGCAGGAGTATATAAACAATTTGCAGCAACAGGTGGAGCTACTTCACAAAGTGCACTTGATATGGCTAATACTTTAGCATATACAAGTCAACTTATGGGTGTCCCAATGGACGTAATGTTTGCTGATGTTGCAGAAAGTGGAGAGTTTATAGCCCAATATATGGGTCAAACTACTAGTGAAATAAGTAAAGCTGCAATTCAAGCTCGTCTTTTAGGTTTAACTATGAAAGATGTTGAAAGTATAACATCAAGTATTATGGATTTTGAGGGGTCGATTGAAAAAGAATTAATGGCTTCTATATTAGTTGGTAAGCAACTTAATTTTAATAGAGCAAGATATTTAGCAATGCAAGGTGATATATCTGGTGCAACAAAAGAAGTAATGAGACAAGTTGGTTCATTAGAAGAGTTTAATGCTCTAAATCCAATTGCAGCAAAAGCATTAGCAGACGCAGCAGGTCTAACAGTAGAAAAATTACGTGATTCATTATATACACAAAAATTAATAAAAAGTGCAGGTGGTGATTATGCAAAAGAATTACAGCGCGCCCAAGATATAATCGATGGAACAACTAAGATGAGTGAAACAGAAAGAATGGCACAAGATAGAGCAAATCTTTCTAATCGTGGTGCAATGAAAGAAATGGGAGATGCTTGGGGTCAAATTGGCGCATCTTTAACTAAAGTAGTTTTACCAGCAATTCAAGGAATAGCGTGGGCATTGAAAGGTATAGCAGATTTCATACTAGGAATATTTAGAGGAATGGACGCATCAAGTGGTGGAGCAGATACATTTGGTGCAAAATTGAAAAAAATATTAGTCACTATTGGTGCTATATTAGTTGGTATTATTGCTGTAAAATATGTAATAGCTGGTATGAGTGGATTAATGTCTAAATTACCTGGACTTGGTGGAGCAGGTGGTGGTGCCGGTGGAGCAGGTGGTGGAGGAGGTTTTTTAGGAAAAATCTTCGGTGGTCTATCACCAGTTAAAATGTTATCGGGAGCAGCTGCAATATTAATAATAAGTGGAGCCCTGTGGGTATTCGCAAAAGCATTACAAGAATTACAAAAAAATGATAGATTATGGGAAACATTAGGTGCTGCAGTTATTGGGTTAGTTGCACTTGCTGCTGTTGCGGCTGCATTAGGTGGAGCTTCACCAGCAATATTATTAGGATCATTAGCAATTGCAGTTTTAGCAGGAGCTCTTTGGATTTTAGGAAAAGCAGTAAATGAATTTGTTCCTTATATGAAAGTTTTATTAGATGGAATTACCGGATTTGCAGAAGTTGTTGGCAAAACAATAGTTAATATAATAAATGCTGTTGCAGACTCTATCACAAAAATTGGAAACATAGATGCTTTAAATTTAATGGGAGTAGCAGCTGGCATTGGCGCCGTTGGTTTATCATTAGCAGCGTTTGGTGGTGGAAGTATAGTAGCAGGAATAGGTAGTCTTATTGGTAATTTTTTAGGTGGAGATCCCGTTGAAAAGTTTATAGCACTGGCTAAAGCAAGTGCTGGTTTATTTATAGCTGCGAGTGCATTACAAATGATGCAATCTGTATTGACCAAAGGTTTAGATTTTTCTAATGTTGATTTTGATTCTATTGGAACCTTTACAGATAAATTACAAAATATGAGAGGTTTAAGTGTATCACCTATAGATGTATCAGTTGATAAATTAAATACTCCTAATTTATCATCATTAGATAATACTCCATCTAGTATATCATTACCAATAGAAACAACCACAACATTAAGTGATACAATAAAAGTTGGTGATAATTTAATTATAGAAAAACTAAATCAACTAATTGAAACAGTTAATAAACAAGATATTTATCTTGATAATAGAAAAGTTAATACTAACTTAGGTAGAAATATTAATACAAGTAAATTGAATTAATGGAAAAATAATATGGCAAGAATATTTACTAAATTAGGAAAAGGTGTTGTTAATAATATACCAGGTGATGCGTATGATACTATATTTGATAAGACACGAATAGTAGATAGACCTGTTAATCCAAATAATATAGATACTACGTTTGATAAAACAACTGCAGCACAACGATATGATAATAGCATTTATAGTTCTGTTTCTTCTGTCAATTCCGGTCAAGGTATAATGGATGTTTATTACAAAACATACGGTTATAC